AGATGATTCGCCAACGTACCCGTGAAGGATTGAAGTTGAGAATGAAACTCGGTGTGTTGCTTGGCAGACCTATCGGAGCCACCAACAGTGAGGAAGCACAGAAGTACGGAGAATGGAAAGAGCGTTTACGTCAAATGGTAGAATGGCAGATGCAACCAAGCCAGATTGCTGCTGTTATCGGTTGCGACCGTAACACCGTCAACCGACTTGTGCAACGTTGGGGCATGGGTAAAGATTGGAAGTATAAAACCGAATGGGCAAAGCAGGAGAACAGAGCGCGAGGCATCAAGCGACAACCAACCTATAAGGACGAGCCATACAAGATTGTGCAACTCGACCGCGAAAAGGTACGCAAGATGATTGAAGCCGACATGACAATTCCTCAGATAGCAGACGAATTGACAGAGTTCACCTACGAGCAGATATACGACACCATTCTTTGCGATGCAGAGTTCAATGGATTGTATCGCCAACATGGACAACTTAAAGTAAAGAAAGGAAAGCACTGATGGAGAACCACGGACACGAACTATACAAGGATTGGCTCGGAGCTGCCCTCAGAGCGAACAGCGAAGCAGACAGGTACAATGTTTCCACTGCAGAGCGTAAAAGGATAGCCGATGCCCTACGCTCCTCGTACATGAGCGAACACAGAGACTACAAAGAACCGACCATACAACTTGATTTATTCGATGACTTATGAAACGCAAGCGAGAAGCTGGGTTGTTCGCCAACGACCCAGCAATGGTATGCCGTGACAGGAAGGGGCGCTACGCTACACCTGAGCGTGCATACGCAGACAAGGCGATTGAGGAAAACAAGTATCTTCGCCATGAACGCGACAAGTACATGCGCTCCTACTTCGCTGCCGCTGACCTGGCAAGCCACTGGCAGAGGAAGTACATGGAGCTGAAAGAGAAAATCCAATCAATCAGGCTATGACAAGTACAGAAAAGAGAATTGCCTACTACAAGAAGATTGGCATTCCGTTCCTGGACAAGATGCCTGAGGGATGGAAGATTGTCCGTGGTGCTTCCACTGCACCTAACGGATATGTCTGGATACATAACTGCGGGAATCCTTTCGAGGGCAAAAGCAGAACCGCTTTGCTCAAAGTCTAACCCAGTCGGGTGAAATCAAGATTTTTGCATTTTGTAAAACGAGAACTTTTTTTGCTTACATTTGCAGCGGAAAACTATAGAGGGAGCTGCTGTAGTCCGCCACAACCTGCACAACATGCGTCAAGGAACCCTTCTTCATCGTAACGCAGCAGGGCGGACAGGAAGCTTCACCTCCATAGTTATCCTATGCAATGAGAAAGAGAAGCAAAATAGTCCGCATGGACGAGTGGGACGTAGAGTCCGTGGAGCCAGCCAAGAGGCAGAAGTGCCCGAGGTGTGACTTCGCGGACTCTTTGCGCCTGCATGTCAAGCACGACTTCCTGTACTTCTCCCTCTTCAAGCGTTCCCGCCAGGGCGTTGACTTCGACACCATCAAGCAGAGCATGGAGCTTGGAGCACTCATGGCGGGGAGGACATGCAGCCTCATCGACCGGCTTGTCCTCAACCTTGATGGCTGGTGCATCGTGACAACTCCGAGACGCAGACACTATGAAGGCTTCAACTTCTCGGAGTTCGTGAGCGGGAGAATATCGGAAAAGGAAAACATACCTTTCTACAAGGGTGCCGTCCAGTGCATCACGAAAGACAGACTCAATCCTGAGTTCCATCTTCTCCGAGAGATACCCGAAAGGAAAGTCATCATCTTTGACGACATCATCACAACAGGCATGACACTCAAAGCCACAAGAGACTTGCTACTCGACAAGGAACAGGTGCTCTGCATCGTCGGCATCCATAACAACTGACAACATGACGAAAGAGAAGAGAAAACAGAAGAACACCATAGCAGATGACACGCTTACCGTGAAGCAGGAAGCCTTCTGCCGCTACTATGTTGACACTGGCAACGCAACGGAAGCATACCGCATGTCCTACGACTGTTCCAAGATGAAGGCTGAGACAATCTGGTCCAATGCAAGCAGGCTTCTCGTAAGCGGCAAGGTTGCAGCAAGGATAAACGAGATTCAGCAAGAGTACGCAGAGCGTAGCAAGGTAGATAGGAAGAAGGTTGAGAAGGTGCTTATGGATATTATCCAAGTTGACCCTTCAGAGATGTACACCTATGATGAGAGCACTGGCAAGCTGAGGATAAAGTCTCCCTCTCAGATGCCCAAGCATATACGCCGTGCATTGAAGAGCATCAAGAACAACAAGGGTGTTATTTCCTATGAGTTCAACGGAAAGACTGAGGCTGCAAGGCTGCTTGGTGCATGGAACGGCTGGAACGCTCCCACGCAGATAGACATAGGCGGTGGTAAGGCCAAACAAGAGATAAGGATAGGATTTGATGATGATGATGAATAGCCTATGATAGTAAATTACAAGAAGCTCAACCCGAATGGATTCTATTGTCTCCAGTTCTTCAATGACGAGACGATACGCTTCATTGTGCTGTACGGAGGCTCATCTTCCGGCAAGAGCTATAGCGTTGCCCAGACGATACTCATACAGACGCTCTACGACGGGGAGAATACGCTTGTAATGCGCAAGGTTGGTGCATCCATCCTAAAGACTATCTATGAGGATTACAAGGTAGCGGCAAAGACCCTTTGCATAGACAAGATGTTCCGCTTTACACAGAACAGCATTCGTTGCATCTACAATGGTGCCCGCATTGACTTCTCAGGTCTCGACGATCCGGAGAAGATAAAGGGTATATCTAACTACAAGCGTGTGCAGCTGGAGGAATTCAGCGAGTTTGACATTCAGGACTTCAAACAGATACGCAAGCGTCTGCGCGGTAAGAAGGGCCAGCAGATAATAATGACCTTCAACCCAATCAGTGAGATGCACTGGATAAAGAAGGACTACCTTGACAAGGAGAAGCTTCACGAGATACCCATGACGGCCACCATAGGCGGGCAGAAGGTGCCGGAGCAACTTACGAAGGTGAAGCGGCTTTTGATAAACGAGCCGAAGAGTGTTCTGAATGTCCGCACGGGTGAGATAGAAGAGCACCCTTCCGATACGATTGTCATTCAGAGCACCTACCTCAATAACTTCTGGGTTGTCGGCTCTCCTAACGGCAAGTACGGCTTCTACGATGAACAGTGTATAGCGGATTTCGAGAAGGACAGGCTTGACGACCCCGACTATTACAACATCTATGCACTTGGCGAGTGGGGCATCTTGCGTACCGGCTCGGAGTTCTTCGGCAGCTTCAGCAAGGGCAAGCACATGGATAAGGTCGAGTTCAACGAGAAGCTTCCCATTCATCTTTCTGTGGACTCGAATGTGCTGCCTTACATCACTATCTCGTACTGGCAGATAGACTATGAGAACGGCAAGCACTTGTGGCAGTTCCATGAAACGGCTGCAGAGAACCCGAACAACACGGTGCGCAGATCTGCCAAGCTGGTAGCTGAGAGGCTGCACAAGTGGAACTACACGGGCAAGGTGTGTCTGCATGGTGATGCCAGCACGAAGTCGGCAAACAACATCGACGATGAGAAGCGCTCGTTCCATGACCTGTTTATATCAGTGCTCAACGAGAAGGGCTTCGAGGTGGAGGACATGGTGGCGTCCACCAATCCGAGTGTCAGCATGTCGGGCGAGTTCATCAATGCCATATTCGACGGCAGCATCCCCGGACTCTCCATTACCATAGGTGAGAAGTGCCGCGTATCTATGGAGGACTACCAGTCTGTACAGAAGGATGCCAACGGCGGCATTCTGAAGACGCGCATCAAGAACAAGATGACGATGCAGACGTATGAAGAGCACGGGCACTTCTCCGACACGTTCCGCTATGTGGTGTGCGACCTGATGAAGGAGGAGTTCATCGCATTCTCCAACAAGCGCAAGCGCAACATCTACGCCCGTGACGGCTTCATCACGTTCTACAACCCCGAAGGTGTATATGAGTATAGCGGCTCTATCTGCTATGTCATGCCGAATGTCGAAGGGAAGTTCCTCATGCTCTACGGCAAGAGGTGCGGCGAGTCATGGCACATCGTTGACATCGTCTATAGTGAGGATGTATCTACGGACAGCATAAGAGATACAATCCTTGCGCTCCAGGCAGACACTATCGTAGTTGAGTGCAGCGATGCTTACTTCACCTTTGTGCGCATGATGAGGGAGTCATGCGACAAGGACATCCGCGTATTGAAGGAAACGCAGAATGTCGATAACCGTATAGCAGCGACTACCGACTATGTGAGAAGCCTCATCAAGTTTAACGAGCATGAGGCAAGCGAGAACATGGATTATGGTAAATTCATCACAGCACTGTTTGACTACAACAAAGACAGCACGAACAAGGAGGCGAGTGCAATTTTGAGTGGCTTCATACAGTATGTGGTCAAGTTGGAGTGAAATCAAGATTTTAGCATTTTGAAAATCGTATTTGAATTTTACTTACCTTTGCGGCAAAGTTAGAGATATGAGTTTAGTGAATTCAATAAAAAACCTCTTCACCACGAAGTCTGACACACTGCCAGGCGACAGAGTGATAGGGCTTCCCGCAGAACTTGGGGGCGGCACCATCGAGAAGTATTCCGCGCGATACTTCGAGTTGAACGTGTTGCCTTACTTCTGCGGTGAGAATTACTTGCAGCTGTTCGACACAGTTCCCGAGGTGTTCTTCCCCATCAACTTCATTGCAAGCCGTATTGCAGGTGCGACGTTTGAGGTGAAGCGCGTGAAGGATGACAGCATTGTTTTCTACAAGAAGGAGATAAACAAGTTCCTCGACCGTCCGAACTGCGTGATGAAGTTCCGTGACCTTGTGTACCAGCACTTCGTGTACAAGCTGGCTACAGGAAATGCTTTCCTCCGTGCAGCGATGGGTGACAGTCTGAATGCTGACAGGCGTTGGCGTTGGTGTGACAACTTCTGGGAGTTGCCTGCTGACCACATTGAGGTGATACCGAACCGCGACATGTCACAGCTGTTCGGCATAGCGAAGTTGGAAGAGCTTATCAAGTCGTATCGTCTCAATATGGGGAACTGGGCATACAAGGACATAGCCCCCGTAGAGATATGGCATGACAGGGACGGACAACCTTCCTTCTACGCCGGCTCTGACTTTATGATGAGCAAGAGCAGGCTGCAGAGCCAGCAGAAGTCTATCAGCAACCTCATTGCCGTTTATCAGGCGAGGAATCTCATCTATGTAAAGCAGGGCGGTCTCGGTTTCATCGTTTCCAAGAAGACAGATGCCACAGGTAGCGTTGCGCTCACTGAGAAGGAGAAGAAGGCCATCATCGAACAGCATCAGGGCAAGTATGGTGTAGTAGGCGACAAGCTGCCTTACGGCATCAGCGATGTGCCCATTGACTTTGTGCGTACCAACCTCTCCATATCTGAGCTTCAGCCATTCGATGAGACGTTGCAGGATGCCATCACGATAGCAGGAGCATACGGCATTCCGAGCGTGCTGGTACCGAGAAAGGACCAAAGCACATTCAGTAACCAGGCTACGGCAGAGAAAGCTGTCTATAGCTCGCAGATAATTCCAATGACGAAGCGTTTCTGTCAGGACTTGACATCATTCCTCGGACTGGAGGAAGACGGATTTTATATTGACTGCTGCTTCAAGGATGTGGATTGTCTGCAGGTCGGGTTGAAGGATGCCGAAGATGTGAAGAAGCTGGTGAACGAGCGTTGCAAGATGCAGTTCCTCAGCGGCCTCATCACCATCAACGACTGGCGTGCGCAGATATGCGAGGAGAAACTTGTATCAGAAGAATATCCGGAAGTATTCGATAAGGTCATGTTCAACATGACCGACGAAGAAATAGCGTTTATAAACAGAGTTTTTAACATCAAAAGTGAGAAAGAAGATGAAAGAAGAAATCAAGCGCCTTCAGTACAAGACGAAGGCAAATGATGTCGATGGGGAGAAAGGTATCGTTACCGTTGCGGTGAACGGTATCGGTGTCAAGGACTCTCAAGATGACATTTCGATGCCAGGGTCGTTCAACAAGACCCTGAAAGAGAACATCGGCAGGATGCGTTGGTTCTTGAACCACCGTACTGACCAGCTGCTTGGCGTGCCCATCGAAGGGAAGGAGGAAGGTGGAAACCTCATTATGACAGGCCAGCTCAACCTTGAAAAGCAGATGTGTCGGGACATTCTCGCCGACTATAAGCTGTTTGCCGAGAACGGAAGGACGCTTGAGCACTCTATCGGTGTTCAAGCCATGAAGCGTGATGAGAAAGACCAGCGCAAGGTACTGGAGTGGAAGATGTACGAGTACAGCACGCTGACCCACTGGGGCAGCAACCCACAGACTTTCCTTGTAGGCATCAAGTCAGCGACGCGCGACCAAGTGCAGGATGCGGTCGACTTTATCCGCAAAGCGTTCCTGGAACACGGCTATTCCGAAGAACGTCTAAAAGCTTACGATATGGAACTTGACCTTTTATTGAAGAGCCTCAATGGAGGCAAGATAGTAACGTGCCCCTGCTGCGGGCACCAGTTTGACTACGACAGTATGCCCGAGCGTACTTTCAGTCAACAAGTAATTGACCTTGCCGCAGAATACCAGCGATGGATAACGGAAGGCATCGTACGCGAAGAGATGGAGAAACTTACTCCAGAAATCCGCGAGCAGGTGAACGCCGTTCTCGATATTGTGCTGGCCAAGAGTGGCAAGCCAGAGTTTGAAGTGAAGAGCCTGACGGACATAATGTCTTATGTTCGTTGCCCTCACTGCTATAGTAGAGTCTATAAATCCAACACGATAATTCAGGAAGGAAGTACTACGACTGCCTCTACTGCAAGTCCTGAGCCGTCAGGTGACACTCAGAAAGAAGACGAGCAGCCCTCCCAAGAGGAAGTTGTGAAGGAAAAAGCCGCTGAAAGCACTTTGCCCGACTTTGCGAAACTGAATGAAGTTTTTAACTAAATCAATTTCCAAAGCAATGAAAAAGAAGTTTGTAACAGTTGCCGACTTGGCACTGAAGATGGACAATCTCCCCGAAAATGAGAGGTTGTTCATGAACAACATGGCTCAGATGGTTTGTGACATCATCAACAAGAGCTATGAAGGTGAACTCACCTCCGAAGAGGTGGAAGAGAAGTTCAAGGGTATCAACGAACAGTTGAAGTCCTACGATGCCGAGAAGTTTGCCCAGATTGTCAAGGACAACGAAGACCTGTGCAATCAGGTCAAGAGCCTTGGCGAGACTATCGCCAAACTGAAGGAAAACGGCATTTCCTATGAGGTTATCAACAAGTTCGACGAGAAGGTTTCCAAGATGCTCGACTCCGAGAAGTTCGCTGACTTCGTTAGCGGCAAGGCTCGTCAGACGGGTGCCTTCGATGGCTTCTCCCTCAAGGAGGTCAGCATGGCTGCCAACTATACCGGCGACAACCTCATCACTCAGCAGACAGACAAGGTCGTTGCGCAGGTTTCTCCCAAGAAGCTCCATGTGCGCAACGTTGTTGCCACTCTGCAGGGCGACCCCGACTTTCCCAACCTGGCTTTTGCTCAGGTGTACGACTTCGACCGCAACGCCGCTATGGTGTCGGAGAACGGCATGCTTCCCGAATCTTCGTTCAAGGTGAAGGAAGTGACCGCAGCCACCAAGCGCCTCGGTACCTACATCCGTATCTCCAAGCGTATGCTCAAGAGCCGCGCCTACATCCGCTCGTTCATCCTGAACATGCTTCCCGAGGCTGTCCTTATGACTGAGGACTTCCAGATGCTGTTCGGTGACGGAAACGGTGAGAACCTGCAGGGTATCGCCACCTTCGACGGCGTGAAGTCTGTTGAGGCTATCATCGGCACGGCCATCACTTCGGGTGCTGCCGGCAGCATCGAGAGCATCTCCAGCTACAACGGCGGTGCTGACACCGTTCTTGAGCTGAAGGCTCCCAACGACGCTATCCTCGACGGCATGAAGATCACCGTTGCTGGCGCTACCGTCAACACTGGTGCTAACGGCACCTTCGACGTGAAGAAGCTCACCGACAAGAAGATTCTTCTCACTGGTGCTGCCTACACGGGTGCTGAGAGCAGCACATCTGCCATGACGTACGCCGTCAAGCACGGCGGCTTCGCAAGTGTCGAAGACCCCAACAGCGGCGACGCTATCCGCACCGCTTTCGCTGTGATGAACTATGCACAGTTCTCTCCGAACTTCATCGTTCTGAACCCCATCACCGTCAACGCTATCGCAAGCGAGAAGGACACACTCGGACGCAACCTCGGCCTCGTCGAGAACCGCAACGGCGTGAACTTCATCGGCGGCAAGCCTGTCATCGAGTACACCGGCATTCCTGCTGGCAAGTACATCGTAGGCGACTTCGTGAACGGTGCCAACCTCGTGGACTACACCGCTCTGAGTCTGGAATGGTGCGACGATGTGGAGAGCAAGCTGAAGAACCAGGTTGTCCTCATGGCTCAGGAAGAGGTCATCATGCCCGTGTACATGCCTTGGGCATTCGCATACGGCGACCTCTCTGCCCTCATCACTGCTATCACTAAAGCCTAAAGGAGGGTGCCATGAAAGTTATTCTCGAAGGTGAGGAGCGTGTTGTCAACACCGTAATCCGCGAGAATAGGGTAAGAGTAAGCAGGGGGTTGGTTTCCTTCTCCCCTGCCGACTCTCCTAAGACTCCCAAAGGTGTGTCCGATGAAGACGTTGAGAAGATG